TATGGAGAACTACAGTGGAACAGCATCCCAGAACAACATCTTTTAAATAAATTTGTTATTGAGGTTTGCGCTGAATACGGAGTTAAATTAATTTCCACAGCCGATTCACATTATCCAAATCCTGATGCTTGGAAGGATCGAATTCTATATAAACGCCTCGGCTGGCTTGGAAAGGGTGGCGATATGAATACTGAGCTACCTGCTTCAGTTGAAGAAATTGGTTACGAGTTGTATCCCAAAAACGGCGAGCAGATGTGGGAATCCTACAAAAGCTATTCTGAACTTTTGGATGTAGAGTATGATGATGAGTTAGTTCTACAATCAATCAAAGAAACCTATACAGTTGGTCACGATAGGATTGAGAGATTTTATCCTGATTCGACCGTACGCCTACCAGACTTTGTAGTTCCCAAAGGCAAGACCGATAATAAGGCTTTGGTCGAGAGTTGTATCCAGGGTCTAAAGGATCTTGAGCTTCACGAGAAGCAGGAATATATCGATAGATTAAAGACTGAGTTAACAATTATTCGTGATCGTGGTTTCTCAAAATACTTTTTAACTATGAAGGCCATTGCCGACAAAGCCACAGAGATCCAAATTGCAGGTCCAGGTCGTGGCTCTGCTGCCGGTTCATTGGTTGCGTATGTGTTGGGTATTACCCAGATTGATCCAATCAAGTATGGTCTACTATTCAGCCGCTTTCTTAGAAGCGATGCAAAGGACTACCCAGATATTGATTACGATGTATCAGATCCTATGATTCTGAAAGAAAAACTAATTCAGGAATGGGGAGATAACACAGTAGTTCCCATTTCAAACTGGAATACACTACAACTAAAATCATTGATTAAGGATATCTCTAAGTTTTATAACATTCCTTTTGTGGAAGTGAATGTAGTAACAGGGACGATGATCAAAGAAGCTACTGGTCCAGCCAAGCTAGCTCATGGTATTACTGCTGGTGTTTATATTCCTACTTTTGAAGAAGTAATGGAATATAGCGAGTCGCTACAAAAGTTTCTCAGAAAATATCCACACGTAAAAACCCACGTCGAGGCTTTATACGGTCAAGTGCGCTCCGCTTCCCGACATGCTGGCGGGTGTCTTGTCGGAGAAGACCTAGATAAACACATGCCTTTGATTAATTCTGGTGGAGTTAGGCAAACACCATGGTCCGAGGGTCAGAATGTTAGGCATCTTGAACCAATGGGGTTTATTAAGTTTGATATTCTGGGTTTAAGCACATTGCGTATGATTGAGTCATGTGTCGAAAAAATCCTCAGAAAATATTTCGGATTTTCAGAAGTATTGTTCGAGGATATCCGAGATTATTATGATACTTACTTACATCCGGATAAGATTAATTTGAACGATGAACAAGTGTATAAAAATATATTTCATGATGGCAAGTGGGCCGGGGTTTTCCAGTTTACAGAAACAGGTGCTCAAAGCTTCTGCTCGAATGTAAAGCCAAATTCTATTATTGATATTTCGGCTATTACTTCTATTTTTCGTCCCGGTCCACTGTCGGCACAAGTGGATAAGAATTATGTCGATGCCATCCGTTCACCAGAGAACATTAAATATTTAAACGATGTCCACAGAGAGGTCACTGAAGAGACTTACGGGTTTCTTATCTTTCAGGAACAGATTGCTCTGCTCGCTCACCTACTTGGTAAGGAACTATCACTAGATGAAGGTAACTTGCTGCGTAAATTACTGACAAAGAAAGGTACAGGCAAAGGGCATGAAGTAAAAGAGGGCATTTATAAAAAGTTTTCTGCGGGTTGTATCGAAAAGGGTATGACACCGCGTGAAGCTGATGAGCTTTGGAGTAGTTTCGAATTTTTCTCAGGCTATGGATTTAATAAATCACACGCGGTCTCGTATTCAATTCTTTCTTATCAGTGTGCATGGCTTTTAAATTATTATCCAGCCGAATGGCTTGCTGCTTTCTTGGACAAAGAGCCAGAGAGCAGGAAAGAAGCAGCTATTAATATTGCTAAAAAGATGGGCTATGAAATTAGTCCGTTGCATATCAATATGTCAACATACAGTTGGGAGGTTGGAGATGACGGGAAGAAACTAATTCAACCTTTCTCTTCAATCAAAGGCTTGGGTGCAGCAGCCGTAAAACAAATTATGGACAACCGCCCATTCAATAATATTGAAGACTTCTTGTTTAATGAGAATATTATTTATAGCAAGCTGAACAAGAAAGCCTTAGATGTTCTCGTGCGCTCAGAGGCCCTCAACCCATTGATTGATGACCGCTTCACGGGACTCAAGCATTTCTGGTCAGCAGTTGCAGTGGATAGGGCAAAAAACAAAAAAAGATTTCTTAAGAATGTACAGAGTTATGCACCTGAAGGTGATTTTACAGACGAAGAAATGATTGAATACAAAGTTAATTTAACTGGTGTATTCCCAACACACTTGGTGATGACCGATAACGTGAGACAACAATTGGATAAACTCGGTATCCCTCCCTTGGGAGATTATGATACTGAAGTAGGTGTAGCGTGGTTTATTCCAAGAGAAATTATAAAGAAGAAAACAAAGAAAAATAAAGATTATTGGATTGTGAAGGTAATTGATTCAACAAGCACAACAACATCAATAAAGTGTTGGGGTGTTAAAGATGAAGATACGCTACACATCAACCGCCCATATATGGCAAGATTAGATTATGACGACCAATGGGGGTTTAGTGTTAGGAACATCAGAAGGAATTTTAAGTTACTAGCATGACAATAGGAGAACTAATTGGCTATTATAGCCTAGAATTGATGCTTTGGGGAGCCATATTTTATTTTTTTGGCTTGTCAGTGTATGAATTAATAAAAAAGGACAAATAATGATTGTAGAATATTTTAAAACTAGGTTAAATGTAAAGGATCCACAAAGAGCAAATCCAAGTGATGCTGGTCTGGATGTGTTTTATTCCCCAGCGGTTGAGCAGGATGTAAAAATAAAACCAGGAGAAAATGCTATTTTGCCAACCGGTCTAAAATTTGGAGTTCCGCACAACCACATGATACAAGTTATGAACCGCTCAAGTATGGCAGCTAAAAAGGGCTTGGTGGTTGGAGCACATTGTATTGATTCTGGATACAATGGGGAAGTTTTTATTGATTTACATAATATTGGAGACACCGTACAGGTTGTTAAATCGCACGATAAAATCGCCCAGTTGGTTTTGGTACCAGTGATTTCCTTTAGGGCACAAGAGGTTGGAGATGATAGTTTATATCATGAGCCAATTACAATCAGTGCTAGAGGCGAAGGAGCATTAGGGAGTACAGGTAAATGAGTTCAAAAAGAAGGATTCAAAGAAAAAAAAAGAAAGAAGCGGAAAAAGAAGTTAAGGACGCTTTGGGATTATTTGACAAGATCTCAGATAAATGCTTGACATGTGAGGCAGAATTTGATAAAACTAATAAGAGGATGGTTTCTGAATGGCAAGTGGTAGTTCATAAGGAAAAAGAAACCGTTAGGCTTTACTGCCCAACTTGCTGGGATACAGCAGTTAAAATAGTAAAAGAATACCACGAGGAGAATATTAAACAATAATGAAAGATTTATCAACAAAAATATTGGCAGTTATAGCCAGTTTAATGACAACGGCTATAATTGGTGGCTTTTCATTTATTAAACAAGTCGAAAGTAGACTTGCTGTCATTGAAGATGATTTGGGTGAAACAGTGGAAATAGTCGGAATGCTACACCCACCACAAAGATCCTCAGTGCATATTACACCTGAAGTTTATTATGCAGACAACAAGAAGAAGAAGAGAAAGAAAATCCTCGACAGACTTAAGAAGCAAATAGAAGAAGAAGAGAAAAAAGACAAAAAGAAAGAAGAGAAAAAAGATGACAATTCTCAAGTTAACGTTACTTTTTATTAGTATCTCTATGGTGTGTATCGGGCTGAAAATGCCTAATAAAAAACAATCCAATATTATTGATGCAGAATGGGAGGAGGTTACAGATGGATACAAAGACAAGAGAATTGATGTTTTCGTCTAAGTCCGATGAATGGGGGACACCCCAGGATTTGTTTGATGAGTTAAATAAGGTTTATAAATTTACGCTTGACCCGTGTGCAACTGCTGAAAGTGCAAAATGCGAGAAGTATTATACAGTAGACGACGATGGCTTATCTAAAGACTGGGCCGGGAATACAGTTTTTGTTAACCCTCCATATACTCGTGGTGCAATTGGCAAATGGATCAAGAAGGCTTATGAGGAAAGCAAAAAGCCAGATACCACAGTAGTTTGTTTGATACCATCTAGGACAGATACAAAATATTGGCATGAATATTGTATGAATGCAGCACACATATATTTTATAAAAGGACGTTTAAAATTTAAAGGTGAAGCTGATAATTCTGCTCCGTTTCCAAGTGCTTTGGTGGTTTTTACAACCGACTACCGTGAGTATGCCCTGAGTCTCTTTCAACTCCCCAACAGGCTTTTTACCAGTTCAATGAGTAGAAAAGGGGTTCGTCTTTCATGAAAAAATGTGTTAAAAGGTGTGTGGAGTGTAATCATGATTGTGTACTAAGTAGCTGTAGATATTGGGTTGATAGCAAAGAAAATAAAAATTGCATATTCATAGCTATTGCGAAAAACGGACCCATGACTTTAAGACAAATTGCTGAGATAGAGAAGATAAGCCATATTACTGTTAGAAATGTTCAGCAACGTGCTTTAAAGAAATTGATATTAGAAATTAAAAAAGATGAATACATTTAATGCATTATTGCTTTTTTAATATTCTTTTACTATTTATACATGAACCTGTCTAGGGTTTGATCAAAATTTTTAGGAGAATAAATTGATGAGTAAAAAAGTAAAGAAGCTTTTAGAAGAAAATACAATTCGAAAGTTTATGAAATACGCCAATATTGAGCCTCTTGCAGAGAATTTTCTTGATACCGTCGAAGAAGATGATGCATTTGCTGATGAAGAAGAGGCAGAGGTAGGTATGGACGACATGGGTGAAGAGCCAGCTATGGACATGGGTGAAGAGCCAGCTATGGACATGGAACCAGAGCCTGACGTAGATGAGGAGATGGTTCAACGAATCGTCGTTGCTGTTGCTGATGCCATTGAACAAGAAACTGGTGTTTCTGTTGATGTCGAAGGTGGAGCCGAGCCAGCTATGGACATGGAACCAGAGCCTGAAATGGACATGGAACCAGAGCCTGAAATGGACATGGAACCAGAGCCTGAAATGGACATGGAACCAGAGCCCACTGAGATGGCTGAAGCTGCTGAAGGTGATGTTGAAGAATCAGAGGAAGAAGAGCCTGTGGAAGAATCAGAAGAGTTTGATTATGAAAGTGTGGTATCAGAAGTTGCACGCCGAGTCGCTTTACGTCTCGTAAAAGAAAGTAAAAAATAGAAAGCAAAGCTCCTAAAATGCTAAGGGGGTACTGCCCCCTTTTTTGGTTAATTTAAAGAATAAAATGAAAATAGATATTAAATATTTAAAAGAACTGATTAAAGAACAGCAAAAAGAAAATAAATCAGTTCTTCTTGTCAAACCGCCCAACATGGATGACATCAAAAAAATGGTGTCTGAAGTATTGGAAGAGATGGTTGGTGAGAATGACAAGGGCTGATGTTCAAGAAGTCCTCAGATACTGTATACAGCATCCAAAATCTTGCCTTCGCATAAATAATATTGTTTATGCTCCAAAATTGTTTTTAGTTAATTCAATCCTAAGTTCTTTACAAAAAAAAATAGAAAGAAAAGTGCTTTCGGAACACACCATAGATTATTATCTAGAGTGTATTATCGGATATATGAATGAATTCTATGATCTTTCTTTCGTGGATGATGAATTAAAAATAATTTCACCCTACTAGTTAAAGGAGTTTTGTTATGGCGTTTATT